TGGATTCGAACCAGGAACCTTAGAGTTAACAGCTCTCTGCTCTGCCGTTGAGCTAATGGTCATGGTGTCCCTTGACGCACTGGGACTAAGTGTGATGCCTTACTGCAGAAGACACCAGAGGGATGTGATCGACACTTTCGTGTTACAGGGATCTTGTCTCCGCCAATCTATTTAATTGTTAGATGCAATTATAGCAGTTGCAACAGAGGTTGTGTATGAAACATTATACTGATGCTTTCCGCTGTTGAGTAGTCTTGCGGTGTTTTGATTACTTGGAATGTCAGACTTTAGGTTGTTGCTGAAATACTTAAGACCACTGACAACAATATCTGATCTTAGCTGACTGCCTCTCCAATTGCTTGACCCTACAGACACAACATCATCAATGCAGGCTGGGTAGTCAACTCTATTGCCAGATGCATAGTTTCCTGCTGCTGCATAAACGATAACTCCAGCAGACTTCAGTGCTTGAATGTCTCCAACGATGTTACTATGTGCTGAGTGAATGTTTACCCCTGGAGTGGAAGGCCTGCAGGTAGCACCATTACCAACGTTATAGGAAAATGAAACATTGTCAATACTATAGACATCTTTGTTTGAGATAATCCAGTCTAGTGCAGAGTTAAATCCGATGCCGTTGACTGTGCTGTTTGTATGGTTGGCAGCTCTGATCAGGATAAGCTTAGCTTCTGGATTATTCTGACGAACAATATCTGCCATAATCGTTCCATGGTTAAAATCTTCGAACTGCTTTGAGGTTGTTGGCTGAGTTACCGTATCGCAAAGAGTTTTTGCAACTACGCAAACCTCTACAATATCTCCTCCGATTAGACCTCTATCAAAATAGCTGTCAATAATTGCAATTGTCTTCTGTTCCTCAGCCTGTGCTGGAGAAATTCCAGCAATTGATACTGCTGCCAGAGCAATAGCCGATACAAAACTAATCTTCTTCATATTATTCTTTCTATTAGTAATTTATAAATTTAACAACATGGCAACAAGGGTCTCCGCCCTCTTCCCATTCTTTTTCTTCTTCTTCTGTCATGTAGGGATCTCCATCATGAGTGTTGCAGAATGGTTCTGTTACCCAGCCCTTGTCCATGCCAGCTCTTAGCCAAGCGTGAAACTCATACTCATCATATGCACCAGCCATATGAAAACCCCTTTCATCTTACGTATAAAGTATACCTAAAATAAAAGGGGTTGTCAACTATTTTTTATGCTACTGCTGCTCTCCGCCTTCTTCAACCTCAATAACTTCTTCGGTTGTAGGAGCATCTGGGTCAACTGCATTCTTGTTCTGACCAATCATTAGGCCAGCAAGCGTTCCTGTAATGAAGGTAGCAATGCTAGACAAAACGCTAAAGAACATCTTGTCATTCTCTGACTGCTCTCCAATAGGCTGTGTAACAAAAATTAGGGCATACAAAATTGCTATTGTAGTGGTTAGCAATACGCTAGCCAATACTGAGCCAACCAAAAACTTTAGTCTGGCATCAAGCTCTGATGCTGTATATCTCTTTCCCATTATTCCTCACTCTCTGATTCTTCGGTGGTTTCTTCTGTCTCTGTTTCTTCAACTTCAACTTCCTCTATTGTATCAGATTCAGTGGACAATGGGTCAAATCCTAAAAGATCTGTTGTGCAAGTTCCAAAAGCATCACATATTGGAGGCTTGCATTCGGTGGATCCCCAATTGTCAGGGTCCTGACAGGGGTAGCGGAAGTGACCATCATAGCCACAACCAGACAATGTGAAAGCCAAGAGGCTAGCACTTACTAGGGTAATAAGTTTCCTACTCATAGTTATATTATACTGTCCTATTCGTCATCTTTTTCATAACGAATTGGGAAGGTGATTACCCATACCCCAAGCGTAATCCAGATAAGCATTCCTACTACATCCTTGGCAGAACCTTCTAGAACTACCCAGGCAACAAACATACCTAGTAGCGTCCAAGCCTGCTCAATGATGTCTTTGACTAATGCCTTTATGAATTTGATCATTATGGTCTCCTTGCTGCAGCTGCTGCTGCACTTGTGGCTGCTGCTGTTGCAGTCATGGCAACCTGAGTTACGATAACTGCAGCAATAACAACCTTTTCTGATTGCTCACGGACCTGTGGAGACATGTCTGCTCCAGCATTTCCAAGTGCGTTAAATATTTCTACCGCTGCACCTGCTACATTTCCAATAAGTGGAATGGCAGCAAGCTCCTCGTCTAGAATAATGTCATCTGCCTGAGCTACAAGTAGCAGTGCGTCTAGAGCTGCTTCATACTCAGGAGATCCTTGCTCTGCATCCGCAAATACTTCTAGTGCTGCAGCAACAATCAATGTTTGCTGTTCTTCAGTAAGTAGCTGTGGCTTAATTTCTGCAAGCTCTTCTACAAGATCTTCAATATTCTCAGCAGAGATTTCTTCCTTTATCTCAACCTTGTCTTCTGGTACAATAGGTTCAGGTTCAGGAATAGGAGTAGGTGATGGTGAAGGTTCTTCTGTGGGTTCTTCCGTTGGCTCTGGTGTCGGTTCTGGTTCTGGGGTTGGTTCTTCAGTTGGCTCTGGCGTTGGTTCTGGCTCTGGTGTCGGTGTTGGTGTGGGTTCTGGGGTTGGCTCTATCTCTGGCGTTGGTTCTGGAGTGGGCTCAGGCGTCGGCTCAGGGGTTGGAGTAGGCTCTGGTGTTGGCAAAACTATTGGCGGTTCTGGGGAGGGTTCTGGACTGGGCTCTACTGGCTGGGGCAATATGGGTGGCTGGACAGGTTCTGGCGAAGGTTCTGGCTGCGGAGTAGGTGCTGGGCTTTCAGTTTGAGCAGACTCACTTACCGTGGGAGAAGACGAAGCAGGAACACTGTCTCCAGTTTGCTCAATATTTAAAACAACGCTAAGCCTCTTGTAGGTTCCTCCACAGGGATCTCCGAATACCCCATTGTCTGCTGCGATAGTTAGTGAGTTAGTTGTAGCTGCTGCCTCTACAATAATTAAAGAGTCTACGGCATGGCAACCATTGTCTGCACCATAAGATGCTGACTCAATGCCACTAATAATATAGCCATCTGGTGCCACATAGCTTAGAACATTGCCTTCATTAACAATAAGAACTATCCTGTTAGGATCTGATGGCACTACTGGAGACTCTGTAGGCTCTGGAGATACCGTTGGAGAAACGCTAGGCTCTGGGGCTGGAGCTGCAACAAAAAGGCTTGCTGGACTAGATGGCTGAGAGTAAACAGGTACAGTATCATTATCAGATCTAACAGTGAAAGAGTATGTGCTGTCAAGACCACCAGTCATAACGAACATCTCTCTTGACAGATAGATATTAGTTTCAGTAGACGCTACTCCCCACCCTCCGTTACCATTCTGCCAGGATACGGCATACCTTTCTACCTGAGCATTAGACTCCTGTGGAGCATCCCATAGTATCTCTACATTGCCCTCTGGTAGCTGTCTAACTCTAATATTGGTTGGAGAGTTTAAGAATGGTGGCTCTGCTGATGCCGTTGGAGACTCTGTCGGCTCTGGAGAAACTGTGGGGGATTCTGTGGGTTCTGGAGATACAGTAGGTGACTGTGTAGGCTCTGGAACAAAAGGGGACTCTGTGGTCGCTACAGGAGATAGAGATGGAGACTCAGTAACCTGCTGGATACCATAGGTTTCAAAATCAACTACAGATCCATCATTTAGCCTTACTCCAGTTCTAGTCTGTCCATCATAGGTTGGTCCGTCTACACTGTATGCCATAGCTACTGTTCCATCAGAAAGGATTGCAGCTGTAATTACAATGTTTGTAGGCTCAGTAGCATTCTGTTGCCAAATAGGTCTGGCAGATATGTCTACCTGAAACCCACCGTCTGAAGATCTAATAACTAGTCTTTCGTCTGCTCTTGCAAAAGGATATACAACCCAGTCCATAGAGTATAGAGAAATAGATGGGGTAGATGGATAGGTCCAGTATGTGCCGTCTGGCCTACCAAAAGTAATGACAGAGTTAGTTGTTACATAGATATTGCTAAATGTCCTACCGTCAAATGTTACGTCTACGGATAGCGGAATTCTGTATGAAGTGTCATCTCCACCGCATGCATTTATCTCAGTTACAACTGGACTTGAGGTGGCTGCCTGCTGAGCAGCAGCAACTGCAGCCTCCTGTCCTGGATTGACACAGTTAGCAGAGGCTGGATCTGCTACTATAAAAAGCGGAGCAAACGCTAAAACTAGGGCAGCTGAGACCCTACCTACTTTGTACTTAATTTACATCACTCCTAGTTATGGGGTAGCTGGAATGTATTCTTGTACTATTATAGAGGGTTTATATAAAACAAAAGGGGTGCAGCCTAAGCCACACCCCAATCAGTAACTATGCTCTAGAAGTCCCAGTCATCATCTGTAGTTGATTCATGCTTGCCAATAACATAACTAGAACCAGATCCAGAGAAGAAGTCGTGATTCTCGTCTGCGTTAGGAGACAAGGCAGACAGGATAGCTGCACTAACGTTAGTGGCTTCCTTTGGAAACAGCGGATCAAAACCTAGGTTCATAAGAGCCTTGTTTGCATTGTAGTGCAAGAACTTCTTGACATCTTCAGTTAGCCCTACCTCGTCGTATAGGTCAGCAGTATACTTAATCTCGTTCTCATAAAGCTCCATTAGCAAGCTGTATGCGAAGTCCTTAATCTCGTTCTGCTCATTCCAATCAAGCTCGTTGTATGCCTGCTGGAACTTGTAGCCAATGTAGTAACCGTGTACCGCTTCGTCTCTGATGATTAGTCTAATTAGATCAGCGGTGTTAGTCAGCTTTGCCCTGGAAGAAAGCCACATAGGCCAGTAGAATCCACTATAGAACAAGAATGACTCTAGCAGTGTAGAGGCAATCTTACGCTTCAGTGGGTCATCTCCCTTATAGCGGTTAAGGATAATCTCAGCCTTCTTCTGCAGGTATGGGTTGTCTTCTGACCAGCGGAAGGCATCCTCAATCTCCTGTGTAGATGTTAGCGTAGAGAATACACTTGAGTATGACTTAGCATGTACTGATTCCATGAAGGCGATGTTTGTAATTACTGCCTCTTCATGCTGTGTACGTGCGTCAGGGATAATGGACATTGAGCCCACGGTTCCCTGAATTGTATCTAACATGGTCAAACCAGTAAAGACACGCATAGTTAGTAGCTTTTCGTTGTCTCGTAGTGTTGACCACGACTGAATGTCATTAGAGATTGGGACCTTTTCTGGTAGCCAGAAGTTCTGTGTAAGCCTATTCCAAACGTCTAGGTCTACTGGGTCCTCAATCTTGTTCCAGTTAATTGGTCTTGTTATAGCTGACATGATACGCATCCCTCCATCTCTGTTCCTTCTAGTGCATTCTGTCTGATTCGGATATAGTAGATAGTCTTAATACCCTTCTTCCATGCATAAATCTGTGCACGGTTTACATCTCTTGTTGTAGCTGTGTCCTTGAAGAACAGGGTTAGCGATAGACCCTGGTCAACGTGCTGGGTGGCAGCAGCGTAGACGTCGATGATCTTCTCAGGTCCAATTTCATACGCATCCTGGAAGTACTCACGATTATCGTTGGTTAGGTAAGGTGCTGGGTAGTAGACCCTGCCCATCTTTCCTTCCTTACGAATTTCAATCTGAGAAGCGATAGGGTGGATTGAGCTAGTGCTATTGTTAATATAGCTGATCGAACCAGTGGGAGGGACAGCCTGTAGGTTTTGGTTATATAGCCCATGCTCAATTACCGATTCCTTAAGTTCTTGCCAATCTGCTTTCGTAGGAATCCAAATCTTAGCCTCAGCAAAAATCTCGCTAACCTTAGCGGTAGCTGGCACCCAGTCTTGCGTGAGATACTTGTCAAAGAATTCACCAGTAGCGTACTTAGAGTTTTCGAACCCATCAAACGGGGATGAGGTTTCGATTGCCAAGGCATTGCTCGCTCTGAGTGCGTGGTAGAGCACGGTGTAGAAGTAGATGTTTGTGAAGTCGATTGATTCTTCATCTCCATAGTGCATACGCTCCTTTCCGAAATAGCCATGCAGATTCATCTGTCCTAGGCCGATTGCACGTGACTTGCGGTTGCCCTCTGCCACAGACATTACGGAGTCAATGTAGGACAGCTCAGATACTGCTGTAAGGGATCTAATGGCCACCTCAATAGTCTTCCCAAAGTCTGGAGACTCCATCGCCTTTGCAATGTTTAGTGATCCTAGGTTACATGAAATGTCCTTACCAATATCCTTGTAGGACATGTCGTTGTTATAAGTGGTTGGTGTGTTTACCTGGAGAATCTCAGAACACAGATTAGACATATTAATACGTCCATCAATTGGGTTAGAGTTGTTCACAGTGTCTTCATAAACAATGTATGGATACCCTGACTCAAACTGCAGCTCTGCAATTCTTTCGAACAACTCACGTGCCTTGATCTTTGACTTGCGAATGCGATTATCGTCTAGCATCTCCTGGTACTTCTCAGTAATGGAAATGTCTGACATTGGAACTCCGTAGACCTTCTCAACATCATATGGAGAGAAGAGGTACATGTCATCACCATTCTTGGCAAGCTCAAGGGTTACGTCTGGAATAACTACACCAAGACTAAGAGTCTTGATACGAATCTTCTCGTCAGCGTTCTCACGCTTGGTGTCTAGGAATCGCATGATGTCTGGGTGGTGAGCGTTTAGGTAAACCGCACCTGCACCCTGACGAGCACCCAACTGGTTGGCGTATGAGAAGGCATCCTCTAGCATCTTCATAACTGGGATTACTCCAGAGGACTGGTTTGCAATCTTCTTGATTGGTGCACCAAGCTCACGAACGTTTGTTAGGTTTAGACCAACACCGCCACCACGCTTTGAAAGCTGCAGGGAAGAGGTTACTGCCCTAGCAATAGACTCCATATTGTCCTCTACACGAAGCAGGAAGCAGGAGACGAACTCGCCTCTTTGCTTCTTACCAGCGTTTAGGAAGGTTGGGGTTGCAGGCTGGAAGCGTCCAGTGATGATCTCATCAATGACATCCTTGGCATGCTGAACATTGCCACGACCTAGCATAAGGCCATTCATTACGACACGGTCCTCAAACCTTTCTAGATAACGCTCGCCATCGAAAGTCTTTAGTGCATAGCTAGTATAGAACTTGTAGGCACCAACAAATGTAGGGAAGCGAAACTTGTAGGAGTACGCATGCTTGAACAGCTCCTTGGTATCCTCAAAATCATACTGCTCTAGTAGCATGTGGTCGTAGTACTCATTCTCAACTAGATAGTCTAGCTTCTCTTCCAAGCTGTGGAAGAATACTGTATTCTGATTAACGTGGTCCAGGAAGTAGGATCTTGCTGCCTCTTTGTCTTTTCCAAACTGAATCTTGCCATTTTCGTCATACATATTGAGCATGGCATTTAGCTCATGATAACTTACTTTATTATCCATATAATATTCCTAATCTTTCCTTTACCTTTTGTACATCATGCTCTGTGCCAAATATTTCTACCCTGGCAACAATGGGCACACCTGTTTTTCTTGAGATTATATCTGCTGCCTTGCAGAAATTATCTCCAAAATTTGTATTTCCCGTACCAATCACTCCTCGTAAAAGATCACGGTTCTGCTCAATATTTAAAAACTGTTTTACCTGTCTGGGGATTGCAGACTTTTCACTACCGCCACCATAAGTGGGTACGACAAGTACATACTCATGGTTAATGGTAATGGGGTTATCCCTATCCCAATCAATAGGAATGCGAACTGCAGCTCCACCTAGCTTTTCTACGAACCTCTGTGTATTTCCAGAATAGTTAGAGAAGAAAACTATTTGAATGGACATCTATTCTAACCCCTCTTTTATATCTTAGTGACAATAAAGGGGAAGAACTTTTGTCCTTCCCCTCTACCATTTTATCACGAACTACTTGATGAACGCAAGCTTCTGAGCCTTTGGCTTGCCCACGTTGTACTTCTTAACCAAAGTGTTATACTGCCACTTTAGCTTACGGATAGCCTTCTCTGCATCTGCCTTAGCAGTAGTTGCAGTAGCAAGGTCAGTCGTTACGGTTGCCAGGTTTGCAGTTAGAGTTGCTACAGCAGAAAGTGCTGCAGCCAGCTCTGCTTCTACGTTACGAGGCTGAGTAACAGCGATGGTTGCCACAGCAGAAGAGCTTGCAGCAAAGGCAGTTACCGCTACCGAACCAGATGTTGGTAGGGCTACTACATGGCTGACAGTTCCTGCGGTTGCAGTGGTTACAGTAGCAGTTGTAATTACACCGTTAGTGTTGATTACTAGGTTTACCGAACCGCTCCCCTTTGCGTTGTTGTACTGGTCAAATGCTGACACTACAACAGACTGGGTTGAACCTGCAACGCCAGAAGCTACAGTAGCCAAAGCCACCTTAGCGAGTGCCCCAGCAGTTCCCTTTACGAAGTAAGTGGTAACGGTATTGTTAACAGTAACAGTTACAGAACCTACAGCAGAAGTCTTAGTGACCACGAAGACCTCTACGCTACCGCTGGTACTTGCATTCAGGGTCAGGGTTGCTGAGCCAGAGGATGCAGTTGCACCAGTTAGAGTAGACAGCAATAGTGCGTTGGTTGCAGTTGCAGATACAGTGGTACCTGCTGCTACACCAGAAACAGAAATGCTAAGTGCGTTTGATGCGGTTACGTTACCCTCAACTACTGGCAAAGCAATGGCGGTAGCAGAAGTTGCTCCACCATTTGCAGAAACAGTTGCGACGGTTAGTGTCTGGGTGTTAGCAGATGCTGCAACACCAGTTAGGCCAATGGTCAATGCTGCGACCAGGCCAATAGCTAGCTTATTAAGCTTCATTGGTTTTCTCCTTAATTTGGATCTAGATTAGATCGAATCTAGCCAAGTATTCTTGAACTTCTTTTGGCATAGGCTTATATTTTATCACACCGTCGGCATCTCTGTCAAGGCTTTCCTTTGGCCTATCTCTGAATGTGTGAATGTCAACCTCAAGGTTAAGGTCCCTTGGCGTGTGAGAGATTGCACCAAAAATGGCTCCACATACAGCATCGGCAAGGTCCTTAGACTTTTTGCGAGGGTGGTCAACCTTATTGTTATTCATAATCTTTAGCTCTGTAAGCTCTTCAAACAGCAGGTCGATCATTGGCATGGCTAGTCGCTCTTCATAAACTAGCATGGCCATGTCCTCATAGTGCTTCTTTGCAACAGAAACAGTTTCAGTTCTCATACCCACCTGCTTAAGCTCATTCTGAATATCGAAAGACTGCCAGCGGTCAAACGATACCATCCCGATATTAAAACCTTGTCTACGCAAGTTCTGAATCCATTGCTTTACTTCTGATAAGTTTACTGGCCCTTCTGTTCTTGGTTCCCACCAAGCTACAGCATCTACCACCACTACTGGAGCAATCTGCTGGTAATCTTTTAGCACCTGGATATTTACCCACTTATCTACGTGAGCAATTGCTACAGCACACTTGTCATGCTTCTGTGCAAGGTCAGCATGAACGTAGTAAACTTTATCTGGGTCTGGTTTAAACGATTCGTCAAACCTACGAATCTGGTCTAATGGATTACGAACTGTCATTGCAGCCTTGACCTTATCAGTCTGCTTAAAGAATCTGTCAGAGGAGAAGGTTGGGATACAGGCAAAGCGTTGCATGGCATCGCCCATGTCTGTAAAGAATGCTAACTTAAAATCGTCAATCTTTCTTGTTGGATTTACCACCCAGGTTGGTCTCTTTAGTGCAAACACACCAGGATACTTATAGCTTACAATGGTATCTTCGTCCCATTCAATATCTAGGTAGTTCCCATCCTGGGTTTCTGGCAGGTCTGGATTCATAATAAACCTGTGAGTCTTAGTAACTGTCTCTTTTTCTGCAATGGAGGCATCATACTTAGCAGATATAAAGTCTCCTGGAAAACGTGGGAACGATAGCAAAGCTACCTTGCCCAAATCTGGGAAACGAGAGTCTACTGATGCACGGAAGGCTTTATAGATATTGTCTGCTGTCTTACCCTGATCATTACCAGTTCCAACTTCTGTAGCGAATCCAGAGATCTCGTCAAGTACCGCAAGAATAAGGTTAAGACCCTCGTGTGACTCTCTTTCGGAGTGTCCCGAATAAACAGTGATAGACTTGTCAAACTCAATAGATTCGGCTTTTGGATTATACTTTCCAGCAAACCAAGGCGACCTCTCAATCTTGTTCTTAAAGCCTTTAAAGAATACATTTTTCGCTTGCTGAGCGTTAATCGCAACGTTAATGATATCAATGGCATCGCCAGCAGGTTTACCAAAATACCGTGCTGGATCTTTAAGACAGAGTAGCTTATATACAATATACGCACACGCAACTGTAGACGTAAAGTCTTTACCAGATCCCTTGCCCAGCTGAAGGATGACTTCGTTCTTAGTATACTTTTTATAATACCTTCTCCCCTCTGTGTCGCCTAGAAGCTCAATAACATCTTCTAGCTTGTAGATCTGGCTCATAGCCTCTACAATGTCATACTGCACTTCTGACAGCGGAGGCTGTCCCAAAAAGTCTTCACCCTCAACGAAGGTCTTTGCATCTACTGGACGCTCTTCGAAGTTGTCGGACTTGAGTGCTTCTAAAAAATCATCAAACATTGTGGACTACCGTGATTACCTCTTTGTCTTTGGCTACACTGGATAGCCTACGCATAATCTCATCTCTAATCTCTGGATGCTCTGCTGCTATATCTTTAAGAATATTAACAAGAACCTCTTGCTTTCTTTCAATCTCCAGCATCTCTTCTGCCAGCTCTTTATTCTCTAGCAGTCCAGCCTTCTGAAGCATGTCAATTCTGGTACGCTCTAGGTCCATCACCAGCTTGATGCCTGCAGTCTTTGCTGTCAGATTGGCGGTGGTGGTGGCCTCATCGATTACCTCATATGCTTTATTAATTAGTTTGCTATAGTGGGTGTCTGCACCAACCAAAGCTTCTTTTGCACGAGCACGGATAGCTGCATTGTCTGCCGCCATAGTTCGCCACTCATTGATGTATCCAACGACTTTCTGTCTTGGAATAGCCAATTCTTTAGAAATCTGAGTCTCTGGAGTTCCAGCAAGATACTTTTCAACTACCCTGTTTACTGTATCAAGATGCTCTACCGTAAGGTCTTCAAACGACACGCTTGGCCCTCCTGCCCTTATTAGGAATTCTCTTGATCCTGTCAGTCTTAAAAGATCTGAATATAGAAGTCATGCCAGATATAACTTCAAAGCAATCCACCCATTGAGCACCAGTATCTGTATTAGTTACAAATGAGTGGAACTTAAACTTACCGCCATGTTCTCCACGAACCTTAAAGAAGTCACCCTGGCCAATCTCAAACCCATTAATCATGACAGAAGGCTCTCTGGAGAACTTCTTAGCAATTTCTGGAGTAACGTGCTTATACTTACGAGCCATTCTGCTTTTCCTTTGCAACAAGTAGTAGGATGAGGTATCCAACTAGATCCTTAATTGTATCATCACCTGGGTATTCGTGTCCACGCTTTACACGAGAAAGTTTGTCATCAATGCGGACATAGATCTGCTCTACCGCATCGGATTTAGAGAATACTCTAACTGGATCTAATGCAGAGTCTCCGTATGCCCTGTTTTTCTGGATTAACATTTCCTGGATATCAGAGCAGACATTTTCAATAAGGTCTTCAGTATTCATTGTTTGATGGCCTTGCGGCTATCCTTTCTCCACATCTGTTGCACGTGGTGTAGATTCTCTGTGTATATGGGCATGCTGCTTCTCTAACGTCTCTATGGCTGCAAGAAGATCTTTTAAAAAGCTGAACACCAACCTTAAAAAAATGTTTTACATATTTCATCTTTTGGACTTCCTTAATCCGAATTTTGCAAGATAGACATAGATTGTTTCTACGCTAGTCCCACACTCTTTTGCAATTTGTTCTGGTGTCTTCTTGTCTACATGAAATCGCTTTTTAAGCCATAGTTCATTTGTGTATAGTTTAACAGATGGTGCCATGTTTGTCAATCCCCCAACTTTTCCCAGTTACGTAATGAGTAGTGTCCGATGCCAATGGCATCTGCAATATCATTGTCATCAATAGATAGATCATAGTTTATATTAACAAAGTTTATAGTTCTTTGCTTCCTGATATCTCTTTCTAGCGACTTGTAGTAGCTCTTTGACTTACCAGGATGTGCTGCCATGATATCTAGCTTCTCTGCTTTTGTCAATACCTTGTTGCCAATGAAGCTTTGCCAGGCTACTGGATTTGTTCCTTTAAATACCCTGATCCCAGCGAGAGATGCACCAGCAATTATTGCACCCTGCACCATAGACAACTCAGACATTGTCTTTGGGCTATTGATAAACACTGCACGTTCGATCACGAGAGCGTCTACGTTCATTTCTCTGACCACCTCGTTAACAATCTGTACGGCACTTGATATTTTTTTGAAAACGTCTGTGCCAACGAACTGTGCCTTGCCAGATCTAACAAGACTATCACCCTCAAAAATTGCATATGCGATATTGTTTGTACTTGCATCAATAGAGACAATCCTATTTGGCTTGTTTACAAAATTACTCAGATTTACCATTGGCAAATCCTTTTAGATCTTTTAGTGCTCTCTTTACATCTACTGGATTAACCAGACATTCGCCACAAAGCTCTTGGTCATTGTATGCAGAAAGAGGTATGCTGCAGGACTTACACTTACGATCTTTTCCAAGTCGCTTTGTGCGTCGCTTCTGAGCATACCTCTGTGCTATCTTCTCCCTAGTTGCAGATTCTCTACAGTCTGGAGAGCAGTATATCTGATAAGATACGTTTGTTTGGAATTGTGTGTCACACCATTCACAGTGCTTGTGCTTCATCAAGTGGCTCCAGGGACTTAATTTTAATTAGTCCCTCGCCAGCCGAGTCACAAGTTGCCCTAATTGGACATGTCTTGCAAATCTTTGAATTAGATCTGTAGTTCTTTGTAGGCAAAGTCTTGTCTGTCCAAGCCTTACGAACTGTTCTCATCCATTCAAATGTCTGGTTTACCCACCTAACATAGTAATCATTAATCTCTACTGGTATAACCAGAAGATCATGATTGTTTTTGTTCTCATAAATCAAGACTGCTTCTGTCTTGTTTAGGATCTTCATGTAAATCAGCAGCTGAACTAGGTGCCCAAGCTTTGCTTTACCGCTTGCCTTCCTATATTCAAAGCCTTCGGATGGCATCGTTTTGATTTCACCCAAGAGCTCTTTTCCTGCCCAGTCTAGTATAACATCTCCGAAGCCAAAGATTGGCGGATCGCTGTATGTTACCTTAAACTCAGAGTCAATCAGAATACCTTCGTCTGCCATGGCTTGCTGAATACGCTCATGAGACTTTGTACCAGCAGTCATGTTTGCACCGCCATAGGCATCTGCATTATCCTCAAATACTGCACCCTCAAATGCTAGATACCAGTATCGTGGACACTCGCCATGAGAATATGCAATCGTGCTTGGTGCAAAGGTTTTCTTCTGAGCAAACTTAGGTTCACGCTTTGCGATATATCCATGCTGAATCCTATCGATAAGTTCCTGAGTGTTTAGAAAAGACTCTTTGCTGCCTTCGATTTTCTTTAGCATTACCTGCTGTAAAAAGTTTTTAGCCATAATGACACTAGCGAATAATATATTTAAGAACAGCGACCAAACCATTAATGGCTTCTGCAGCTGTGTAATAAATATTCTTCTTCGCCCTATCTCCCTTATCTACGTTAGTCAACCAGGTTGCACGAAATGCCATTTTAGCAGCGATAGCCTGCAACCTAACGACCTCTAGAGTTGCTACCTGTAGTGGAATATCTGGCTTAAGGATCACCTTTGAAATAAAGGTAAGTGCTTGAGTCAGCTCTTCATCTTCCATGTAGTCTGCAATCTCTGCGAGACCATTGATCATATCGATTGTATTTTTGTTTTCTGTTTCCATTGTCATTAATTATACCACGGAGTCAGGTTCTGGGCTAGATGATATTGCCTGCTTTTCTTTAGATGTAGCTCTGCCTCCAGCAACAAACCAGGGTAGCAGCTTGTCGTACAGATCAACAAGAAGGTTTACGTCTTGGATCTGATACTTCTTCATCTCTGCCCAGGCCTTCTCATCGCCCTCCATGCAGCGAATCCAGAGACTAAATCCAGAGTGCTTAACCTTAGCACCAACCCCAAGCTTTTGTGCTACATAATCTAGCTTGTTAGATGGGAATAGGAAGTTGGCCTTAGTAATACTCATAAGGTCTAGGTCCTTTACTGGTGCAGGAGGTGTCATTCCATTCTCAAGGAACTCACGGTTGATGTGCTTGTGATCAAATGCTGCTGAGTTCCAACCAACCAAAAGGTCAGCTTCGTTCATAAGCTTGTGTAGCTCTTCAAGCATTGCCTGCTTGCCATCGTGGTGCACAGACTTGAAGACAACCTTCTTCTCTCCTAGCCAACGAGCACCAAAGCAAAGCATCTCACTGCTCTTAATAATCTGGTCAATGCTGATGTTCTGGTCCCATAGACCCCATGCATAAACCTGCATAGGAGTTGTTTCAATGTCTAGTAGTAGTATTTTCATTCTTTGTTTCCTTCTATTAATTGTTCTAGCAAGCTCAATTCGATGATTGCTAGTCTTGTTTTACGACTTTCTTCTCCCAGCACCACGACAATGGCTGGGTCGTTCTTATTCTTCATGGCATCAGTCACTGCCTTGGCCCAATTGTCCTGGTTTACAGTAAAGCCCTTTGGATATTCTTTGAAGTCAACAGTGAAGCTTTCAAAGATTGCGTCTCCCTTAGTATTACCACGACCACTATTCTTTATGCCCTTGGCACCAAGACGTTTGATCTCACCACGTTCACTCATAATCTTTCTTTGTCTTCTTCTTAGCCACAAGGCTGACTCTGCTTAGGTGCTTGTCTGGACAAACCCATGTCACCTCTTTAGTCTCAGAGTATAGCCTTAAGCTAGGAACTACAGCCTTGCAGGTGTGGCATGGAAACTGCCCATTGTAAACTGTGTATTTAGACATTGTTAACCTTTGCAACTAATGAGTCATATAAATCTTTGTCTTCTTTAACTCTATTGATAAAAGCATCTCTTCCCTGTAGCTTTGTTCCATCTTCAAGCTGATACCAGGCACCAGTCCTATTTACGAACCCAAGCATTTCTGCTGTGTCCACCAGGTCTGCGATAGAGTCAATGCCGATTAGATCACCCCTATAGTAAAAGTCATACTCAGCACTGTCTCCAGGTGCAGACGTTTTAGAGTTAAGCACTTCCCAACGCACCTTACGACCAACCTTCTGCTCAATTAGCTTATCTCCCACAGGAATCTTAGCCTTGATAGCCTGAGAGTCTGAGCTTGATGAGAATAACTTAACAATTGTAGACGACATAAATTGCGTTGTCAACCCACCTGTTGGTGCTGCCTGAGTATATGTAGCCTGAATATTGTTACGTGCCTGAGAGATAGCAACTACCAATGCTGGCTTCTCACGGTTGTTTGCATAGTTAAGCATTAGCCATGCATGCTTTAGGTCCTTAGACTCAGCACCAATCTGCTTGGTCTGGTCTAGTGCCTTTAGCTCATCAGAGTCTTTCTCGAAATATACCGCTGGCAATAGGGAACTAATACTATCAATGACGATGATGTCTACACCAGCCTGAAGCAGTGCAACACCTACATCAACCATATCATTAATGCTTCGTGCCTCTGAGTAGATTAGCTGACTAGTGTCAACACCAAGCTTCTTGGCCCACTCTTCGTCATACGACATCTCAGCGTCTACCCATGCACAAAGCTTGCCTTCCTTCTGTGCCATTCCGATCATCTGTAAGCACAGAGATGACTTTGCACTAGACTTGCTGCCCCATAGCAGTACCTGACGACCATAGGGAAAGCCACCACCCAATGCTCTGTTTAGTCCAGCACTGGGCGTAGGTTGCATCTCTGTTACGATGCCCTCGCCGTTACTAAGCCTCTTCCTGATCTTAGGATCAAGCTGTGCCATTGCTTCTTCAATTGTTGTCAATTACGTCCTCCATTATGACTGTTCCATCTTTTGTTTTACCAAATTCAAATTTATATGCGTGTCCCTCTTTAATCTTCATATAGGCCTTTGGAAAAGCCGTAGGAAACACGGTTACTGGATGAAGCTCTCTAGTCGTATCTGCCAAAGTCAGGGATGCCATCTTCTTGCCAGTCTTGGTGACACGTGGCTTAAAAGATACTACATACATCTCTTCATCCTTAAATGGAAGCTGCTTGTAGTTCAAGAACTTTACCAAGGCAGAATCAGCACCCCGAATTTCATCAGCAGGGATGGCAGTAACAATGCGGTTATCGCTAGCCAAAATAAGATAAGTTTTGCCTGGCTCAATGCCTGTCTGCTCTTCATCGAAAATACCTACGCTTCCTGTTTTATCTAGAATCTCTACACGAGACCACCCCTTGCCACGCTTGATGCCCTTAATCATTCCAAGTAGAACGAATGCACCCTTCTCCTCAAAATCAGACACCTCGTTGATAAAGGCATGGAAATGGTTTGGAATAGTAATATTAAACTCTGGTAGGTTTAGATACTCGTACAAGTTCTCTCTTACCTCATCATCATTTCTAGGATTGTCATCAAATGTAGCTGCACCAATTAGCCTTAAGGCCTGAAGAGCACGACTATTTACTCCATTGCCTTTGCCAAATGAAAATTCTTCTAGCTGCTTATAGGAGCTAAACGGCCTGGCAGCAATATACTTTTGTGCAATGTTATCACTAATAAACTTAATAGACGATAGTCCAAATCGAATACCCTTGCCCTCAATCTTAAAGTCCATGTCAGACTCGTTGATGTGTGGTAGGCGAATAGGAATATTCATACGCTTGGCTTCGATCAAATACTCCGTGCGAGCATCCTTGTCCTTTTCATTCTTAAGAATAGAATACATGAACTCAATTGGATAATACTTCTTCAACCAAGCAGTCCAGTATGACAGGGTGCTGTAAGCCACAGCGTGAGACTTGTTAAAGGAATACCCAGCATGTGCCTCAAAGTCTGTCCAGAGCTCTTCTGCGACCTCTGGGCGTACATATTCTGATGCTCCCTTTACGAACCTATCTCTAAACTGGTCAAACTCCTTGGCATCCTTCTTCTTACCAATGATCTTACGAACCTTATCAGCCTCAGCCATTGTCATACCGCCAAGTTCTGTACAGGCCTGCATGACCTGCTCCTGATATAGGATACAGCCATAGGTCTCAGCAGTAAACTGCTTCATCTTAACGTGGTGGTATGCAATGTTTTGCTTGCCCTGCTTACGAAGAATGTAGTCTTTACCAATTGTATTCATGGCACCTGGACGAACAAGAGCATTAGATGCAGCAAGCTCCGCAAAGTTCTTTACCCCCATCTTGACCAGTAGGTTAGTATATGGCGTAGCTTCACACTGGAACACCCCCTTGGTGTATCCAGAGGATAGCATTTCATAAACGCTTGAATCTTCCATGTCTAGCTCAAGAAGGTTGATCTCTCTTCCAGACCTATCCTTAATAATATCAAGAGTGTCTCGTAGTACTGACAGTGTCTTTAGCCCTAGTGCATCAATCTTAATTAGACCAATACGCTCTGCTTCCTGCATGTCAACTGCTACTACTGGAATTCTTCCACCACTGCCTGGAGACTGACGAGTTTCCATTGGTGCAAACTTAAAGATCGGAGACTTGGAGGTAACAACACCAGCAGCGTGAATACCAGTACCACGAATGCGACCACGGAGCTGGTCTCCATACTGCTCAATCTCTGGGTACTTCTCACGGAACCATGCTGCCTGCTTAGAGGTGCAATAGTCATCCCAAGTGTCAACAACCTTCATAACCTTGTTAACGTCTGTTAGCGGAATATGTAGGACACGTGCAATGTCTCGCACAACACCCTTATCCTTAAACTCAAGGAACGTAGCGATAGAAGCCACATGGCGATACTGTCTAACAAGATAGTCTTTGACCTCTTCACGACGTGAATCCTGAATGTCTGTATCAATATCTGGGAAGTCATTACGCTCTGGGTTAATAAAACGGAAGAAAAGCAGGCCATGTGGAATTGGGTCAATGTCTGTAATCTCTAGAGCATAGCATAGCAAGGAGCCTGCAGCAGAACCACGTCCTGGCCCTACCATAATACCTTCCTTCTTTGCCCACGAAATCATATTACGAACTACAAGGAAGTATGGTCCAAAGTTCTTGTCTTCAATAACCTTAAGCTCTTCATCTAGCCTAGCAAGATACTCGTCAGACAGGACTCCACGCTTCTCTAGTCCTGCTACAGCAAGCTCTCTAAGTTCTTTGTTTGGGTTCTGATACTGTACTGGAAGCAGGTCAAGGTAGTCCTTGATATCATAGTCCTGGATCTTATTAGCAATCTCTTGGGTGTGCTCATACATATCTTCACGATCAATGCCCTGCGACTTCATAGCATTATGCATCTCTTCGTCAGACAGAAGGTGGATGTCGTACTCACTAAAGCTAATATCACGATCTCCATAAAGATACTGAAGTCTGTCTACAAGGTTGTCAAATTTGGTTGACTTCTCATAGGTTGAATCCTTTTGTACCTTATTTGAGTAAGTGTTTAGAACTAGCTTAAGTTCCTGGATTTCTTTCTGTCCAGTGTGTGCGTGGTGGCAGTCTGGAGTTACAACAGCCTTTACTCCAAACTCATCTGCCAAGGCAAGCAGCTGCTTGTTAACCTCTGCAGGATTATGTGGCATAACCTCAATGTAATAATCATCTTTGAATACACGCTTGTGCCACTCAATAATTCTCTTTGCTTCCGCAAACTCCTCAGCTTCAATAGCTTTGGCTAGGGCACCAGAGAGGCACCCAGAAAGAACGATAAGTCCCTCTGAGTACTTCTCTAGCACCTCGTAGTCGATACGTGGCTTCTTGTAATAGCCTTCAGTCCACGCAATCTCGTTGAGCTTGTTTAGATTCTCAAGCCCAGCTTCATCCTTAGCAAGAACAATAATGTGATTGTAGACAAGATCAAGCAGACCTTCACGCTCTTGCTTGTCTCTCTGATCGAACCTGTCTGCAGTAATGTATCCTTCTACACCAAGGATTGGTCTAATGCCCTGCTCCTTTGCAGCACGATAGAACTCCCTGTGCCCAGACAACGAACCGTGGTCTGTGATGGCAAGAGAGGTCATGCCTAGCTCCTTAGCACGTTCAACGTACTCTAGAGGCGTAGCAATTCCATCAAATAGGCTGTAATGGGTGTGAACATGTAGACCAATGTAGCTCATAGACTATTCTTACCAATCCATGTTGGTAGCTGATCCAGCACTTGGTCCATCAAAACCAAGGTAGAAAGCTTCCTGCTCTGCATACGGAATCTTATTCAGTGCAGACTCTAGTGGAAATGGTCGAACATCCTTCCAGTCGAAAGGCTCGCTGTCTGGAGTAGAAGGTAGAAGAGTGTAGCTGGTCTCAGTTCCCTGACCATTACGCTTTACCTTCCAGGTTAGGTTTGAGATGCTACCAGTGTCAATAGCATACTCACGAATGTTGTTGAATGCTGACTGCTTGGATACTCCCATAGACCAGATTGCAACATATGGGTCCTCCAGACCATCGTCAACTAGTACGTTGCAGTAGAAACGCATACGTGCTCGCCAACCAGCCTTTGGATCCTTGCGGTGCATCTCTTCTGCCCAGTCACGACCCTCGTCGTCCATGGTGTCTACAGCCTTACGCTTGTAGTCCTTTGGGTTGGTGTGCTCCTTGACAACTAGTGCAAGGCCTCGCTCCTCAGAGTAGTTTGGGCTATCCTCATCCAACTCTTCAATAAAACGAATCTTTACTGCCTGGCCATCGGCCAGCTTTAGCCAACGAACCTTGGCTTTGCTTTCATCATACTTTGGCTTATCAAGTAGTGCATTGATATTCTTTAGCCCTTTTACTACGCTCATTTTTCTCCTTATTTTGGTTTCTTAGTTTAGCATGGCAGCAATAGACTTGTCAAACGATTCGTCCAAAGACTTTATCGCAGCATCATCCATATCGCCAATATCTTTATATTGTTTATCTAGTTTGATAACAGTAGCACGAGGTCCAAGTTTTTCAATTATCCTGTCTTTCATGTTACCGCCTGCTTCATCATTGTCTGCAATAACGATTACGCTATTGAAGTATTTTTGTAGTAGGTCTGTTTGGTAGTTGGATACGTTTGCTCCTAGGGTTGCTACCGCTGCAAATCCGCATTGATCCAAGCGGATAGCGTCAAACGATGATTCAACTACATAAACTTTATTTGATGACTTAACCCTGTGAAGGTTGAACAGGACCTTGCTCTTAGGCATGCCTGGAGTATTCTTAAAATCTTTTCCCTCAACAGATCTGCCAACAAAGCCAATCTCCATGCCATCTGGAGAGTGCACAGGGATGGTCACCATATCCTGCTTTTCAGAATAGCCTAACCCAAACTTCTTAATTGAGTCTTCTGTGATTAGTCTGCCAGAGTAGTACCTCATGGCTCTTGGCGACTCTAGTGCTTGCTGATTTAGTCTTTTAATTAGCACCTGGTCATACTGAGTGTACATAGGCTTTTCAATTAGATTCTTGGATACAGCATCTAGGATAGAGGTCTCTTGCTCTTTGCTCTTGATAAATCTAGCAGACTCAAAGTATGTTCTGCCAGAGGTGTGCATAACTAGCTGGATAAGATCTGTGACGTGCTGACAAGAGAAGCAGAAGAACACACCACTGTGCTTGTCTACTTCACCAGCAGGAGTTCTACTGTTGCCGTGAAATGGGCAAAATATAATATAGTCAGAATCTACTTCCGACTCAATGTCTAGGCCTGCTCCCGTGAGAACTCTTTTAATTTGTTCTGGGCTGTATAAATTGCCCTTGTTTCGTCTATTCCCGTTATCCATTCGCTCTTTTTCTTTCCTACGTATACTCCATAAATACTTAATTCAAA